CACAATCTCAACAAAATTTGAATTCTCATTTCCTTTGTCATTTGATACGACAACGGCTGGCGATCCTGTAGTTTCCTTCACTGTGTCTTTTCTATTGCTTTTTACGTAAAATATATCTCCTCTGTATACTTCCATTTTATTTTCTCCTTCTTTTCTGACATTCATCATTGCCATATATGCAGTCGGATCATAATATCCTGATCCATTTCTTTTTGCTTCGCTTATCATTGTTCGATTCCCCCTGTTACATTTATCCCGATTTTCTTCAAAAAATCAGTAACCTCATAGCTCTGATAAGC